TAATGCCATAGATGCTCGCTACGACAAGAATCCACAAATTTGTAAACCAGCTCGGGAGTGCTGCAAAATGTTCGAAGAACACATTTACTTTTGTCATTGCGTCTGGATCATCTGACCAAACTGAAAATGCAAGTACCGCTATGGGCAATGTAAGCACCACGAGAACTGCCTCGTCCTTATAATCGTTTTGCCTAGCTTCTAAAAGTTTTCCTTGGTAAGCTTCCTTACCTTCGGCCATTTTTGTAGCATGCATTAACTGTGCATCCGACATAGCCATTTTAGTTCTTTGCTTGTTAGCGTAAATTTTTGATCCAGCAGAAACTGCTAATTTAATAGCACTTAACCACATAATCTAATACCAAGTAGCTTTTTTACTTTTGGAAGCTAACATTCTTTTAGTTCCTTTAACTTGTACTGT